GGATGAACTTGTATGCTATCGCAAAATCAAGTGGTAAGAATACGTCAAAGTATTGAAAAGCACTATGATCATACATGCACAATCAGTGAAATGGTTGAACACATTAATGCTGATCATACAACTAGTATGAAGCCTACTAAGGTTGTGGACTCACAGCCCTGTAGAATCTCGTTCAAGGCAATTGATGTAGTCAATGAACATGATATGTCCTATCAGACAGTTCAGACTGTAAAACTGTTCATAGCACCTGAAATAAGCGTACCTGAAGGTTCCACTATCACAGTAGTACATGATGGTATCACTGATGAATACAGTGCTACTGGTAAACCAGCAGTTTATCCAACACATCAGGAAATCATCATGAAACCAGTAAAGCATTATGCCTAAGCTTAGCGTGAATGTGAACTGCAATGATTTACGTAGAGTTGCCAAGCAGTTACAACAACTTGCTGACAACAATGAAGTGATCATGCAACAAATCACAAAAGAGATAGCTGCAAGACTTCTACGTGCTACAAAGAAACGAACACCTAGAGGTGAGTCAAAGAAAGGTCACGTTGGTGGTACCCTAATGCGTGGCTGGAAAGTTGGAGAACTTCAAAAAAACGGTGATACTTACACCATTGAAATCTACAACAATGTGGAATATGCACCATATGTCGAATATGGGCATAGAACACGTGATCATAAGAAGTGGGTTCGTGGCACGTACATGCTCACCATCTCAGAACAGGAAATTAAGGGAAAGGCGGAAGCTATCGTTGAACGCAAGGTCAAGAAGCTTCTTGAAGGTGCATTGAAATGATTAATGAAATCATAAGTGGAATAGCCAAGGCTATTTACAGGGAATTTGGTAGTGACTATCACATCTATAAGGAAGACGTTGAACAGGGAATCAAGGAACCTTGCTTCATGGTGTTCAGTGCTGATAACAATCAGGAACAGTTTCTTAATGATAGATACTTTAAAACAAACTTGTTTACTGTTATCTATTATCCTTCTGATAAGTCCAATAAGCTTGCTGAAATCAATGATGTGAATGAAAGACTGCTTGAATGTCTTGAATACATCAGCATTGAATCAAGTAACTATCAGTTACGTGGCAAGAACATGAATGGTAAGGAAATTGATGACGTTCTACACTTCACGATTAACTACGATTTATTCGTGATCAAGAAGAAGGAGAAGGAAGACATCATGATAGATGAACTTGTTCAAAGACAACCTAAAATAAAGAGGTGATAAAAAAATGGCTAAGACAACAAACAAATTGGAAAAAGAAGATAAGTTCACTAAGGATGCAATCCTTAGTGCTAAAAGTTTTGCAGCTTCAAGGGATGCACTAGAAGTCATTCTTGAAGATGACAAGACTTATACATTAAAGGAAGTCAGTACATTATTAGCTGACTTCATGAAAGGAAAGGTGAAATAATATGGCTTTCGGTGGTGGAACATTTATATCAAGAAACAAAAAGTTGCCAGGTGCTTATATCAATTTCATTTCCAAAGCTGCTGCATCAACTACGTTAAGTGACCGTGGCTACATTGCAATGGCTTTTGAATTAGATTGGGGTAAGGATAATGAAATCTTCACTGTAACTGCTGAAGATTTTGCTAAGAACTCACTGTCTTTATTTGGTTATGCTTATGATGACCCTAAATTAAAAGGCTTACGTGACGTTTTTGATAACGCTACTACTTTATATGCTTACAAGTTAAACAACGGTGCAGTTAAGGCTTCCAACGCTTTTGCTACTGCAAAATGCGGTGGTGTGCGTGGTAATGATATTAAAATCGTTATTCAGAAGAATGTTGATGATGCTACTAAGTTTGATGTAGCTACATTCTTAGATACAAGAAAAGTTGATTCACAGACAGTTGCTACTGCTTCTGAGTTAGTTGCAAATGATTATGTAACATTCAAAGATGCTGAATTAACTGTTACTGCTTCTACTGCATTAACTGGTGGTACGAACGGTGATACAGTCACTACTGCTGATCATCAGTCATTCTTAAACAAGGCTGAATCATATGCATTCAACATCATTGCGGTTGTTTCTACTGATTCAGTTGTCAACCGTTTATATGCAAATTATGCTAAACGTATGAGAAATGAGCATGGTCTTAAGTTCCAGGCGGTTGTTTACAATTGTGATTTTGATGATGAATCAGTAATCAATGTAAAGAACCCAACTACTGATGGTTCTAATGAAGCTTCATTGGTATACTGGGTAGCTGGTCTTCAGGCTGGTACTGCAATCAATGCTTCAGCAATGAATACAAGATACACTACTGGTGAATTCACATTCAAAGTAGACTACACACAGACTGAATTAGAAGAAACTATTGATAATGGTGAATTCGTTCTTATGCGTGAAGGTGATGACATTGTTGTATTAAAAGACATCAATTCGTTGGTATCAGTGACTGCTGAAAAAGGCAATGACTTCAAAAACAATCAGGTTATCCGTATTATTGATGCTATTGCTACATCAGTTGCAACAATATTCAAGAACCAGTACCTAGGTAGAATTCCTAATGATCAGGATGGTAGAGTATCACTATGGTCAGATATCGTTCAGTTATTCAATAGTCTTGTCACTATTCGTGCTATTGAACCATATGATGCTCAGACAATTGTGGTTAAACAGGGTGACAACAAAGGTCAGGTGCTTGTAGACTGCGCCATTACACCAATTGTGGCAATGGAACAGTTATACATGACAACTGTAGTAGAATAGGAAAGGGGCTTGAAAGATTATGGCAAATATTACAATGAATGCTGCTGATTCAATGTCAGCTAAGTTAGCATCATGTTATGTTAAGATTGATGGTAAAAGATACCTATTAATGCAAATGATTGATGCTACATTTACATTCGCTAAAAACAAATCAAAAGTACCTATTCTTGGTAGAACAGGTCAGGGTAACAAGGCTACTGGATGGGCTGGTACATTCTCAGCTAAGTTACACTACAACACATCAATCTTTAGAAAAATGATGATTGAATACAAGAACACTGGTAAGGATGTCTACTTTGAAACTGAAGTAGTCAATGATGACCCAACTTCAGCAGCTGGTAGACAGTCAGTAGTATTTACTGGCTGCAACTTGGATTCAGTTATTATGGCTAAGTTTGATGCAGCTAATGACAACTACTTAGATGAAGATATTTCAGGCACATATGAAGATTGTGAAATGCCTGAAGAATTCACTATGTTGGCTGGTATGGAATAAAATAAACAAGTGCACCATAAAGTGCACTTTTAAAAATGTGGAGGAATAACAAGTATGTCAAAATTTTCAAAATTCATGAAACAAAATAAAAAAGTAAGAGAAAATGCAAAAGTTGCAGTTTCTGAATTATTAGTTGATGAAAAAGGTAATCCATTAGAATGGGAAATCAGACCATTAACATCAGCTGAAGTTGGTAGAATTAATAATGAATGCACTACAGAAAAAACATTACCAAATGGTACTGTAAGACGTTCAGTGAACGGTAACAAGTTGACTGAAAAATTAATTTGTGAATCAGTAGTTGTACCTGACTTATTAGATGCTGACTTACAGGATTCATACGGTGTTAAGACACCTGAAGACTTAATTCACCAGTTATTAGATGATCCAGGTGAATACAACGCATTAGCTATCTTCATTCAGCAGTTCAACCATTTAGGTAAAACTCTGGATGAAAAAGTTGAAGAAGCAAAAAACTAATAAATGGCAATGATGCTGAAGCTAACTATGCATTCTATGCACTACATAAGCTTCAAATCATGCCTAGACAATTTTTGGACATGGATGATGAAGAAAAGGCATTTGTTATTGCTTGCATCCAAATCAAAATAGAGAACGATAAAAGAGAAGCTAGTAGAATAAAATAAAAAGATTCTACTAGCCTTTTTTATTTACTTAAAAAAGAAAGGCGGTGGTCAGATGGCTATTGATACTAAGGTCAATGTTCAAGATTCCATGACGGAACAGTTGCTTAAGATGGCTGATTCAATCAACATGATCATCACTGCATTTGACAAGATGAATAACATTGATGTTGAAGTCAATACATCAGGTATTGATAAGGCAAAAGTCAGTGCTGATGATGCTAGAAAGTCACTTGAAGCATTGAACAATACAACCATTACACCAAATGTTAACTTGGTTGATAAAGTTGTTACACCTACAGTAGCGCAACCTGACATGACTGCATCTTCACCAAAGATAGATACAACAAGCCTTGAAAATGCAAGAAAACTGGCACAGGAAGCTAGTGCTGCATTGCAACAAATGAGTACCGCTAACATGAACGGTGCTACTTCATCAATCAACAACATGAATCAAGCCTTGAATAACACTGAAAAGGAAATCAAGGATAACACCAATGCTGAAGACAAACTTACTGATGCGGTTCAAAAGACAACACAGTCAGCCGAGAACATGAAGTCTTCATTTAGTGGCATTGGTGCAACGATCATGGGATTATCACTAGTTCAGAACGCTATTGGAATGGTTAAAGGTCAAATGGATTCAGCTATTAATAGAATGGACACCATGACCAACTATTCAAGAACAATGACTGCAATCACTGGTGATGCACAAGCTGCAGCACAGTCATTGAATACAATGAAGGATGCAACAAAGGGTACAGCCTACGGTTTGGACACTGCTGCTTCATCAGTTCAGGGATTCGTTACACGTGGCTTGACATTAAGTCAGGCTACAAATCAGGTTTCATCATGGATGGATGCGGTTGCATTCTATGGTGATGGTACGAATGAAACACTTGCAAATGTAACTGATGCACTTGGTAAGATGCTCACTAAGGGTAAAGTTGAAATGGATCAGCTTGATAGAATCACTGATGCTGGTATCAATGCAGTTGGTATCTATGCACAGGCTACTGGTAGAGACACCGCAAGCGTTCAGGCTGATTTATCAAAAGGTAACATCAGTGCACAGGAATTCATAGGAACCGTTTCAGATGCTTTTGAGAATGGCAGGAATGGTGTGCTTAATATTGCTGGTGCTGCAAAAGAAGCTGGTGGTACATGGGCTACTTCCATTGCCAACATGAAAGCAGCTGTTACACGTGGTGTTATATCAATTACTGAAAGCATCAACAATTCGTTAACAGCCAATGGATTCCCAACACTCATTGAGATGGTGCAAAACTTTGGTACCATTGCTGAAAACGTACTTGGTAATGTCGGCAATGCGTTTGGTGTTCTTATCAATATAGTTTCACCAATGGCAAACGTTCTGATAAAGCTAGGCCAGGGAATTGCTGATAATTGGGGTATCATTGCACCAATTGTTGCTGGTGTAGCTACATCATTCTTAATTTTAAAGGGTGCTACATTAGCTATGAATGCACTTGAAGCCATTAATGCTGGTATCACAGGTGCGCTTGCCACTGCAAAAGGTATCTATGCTATAGCCACTGGTACTGCAACTGAAGCTACAATAGCTGAAACAGCTGCACAAACAGGATTGAATGCAGCATTACTTGCGTGTCCTATCACATGGATAGTGCTTGCATTCGTTGCACTTGTTGCTATTATTTTTGCAGCAGTTGATGCAGTCAATGCATTCACAGGTTCATCAATCAGTGCCTTGGGTGTCATTGCTGGTGGTGTTGTTGCATTAGGTGCAATCATTGCCAATATAGGTATATTCCTATGGAATGCGCTTGTGACTATCATAGAAAGCATTGTGAACTTCTTCATCATTGGTGTGACAGGTATACAAAATGCTTGGGATTTCACATGGAAAACAATTTATAATTTCTTTGTTGGTATTGCTGAATCAATCGTAAATGGATGGAACAAGGCATGTAACAACGTTGCTATATTCCTTGATAAGGTTGGTATTGGTGCTGGTAAAGTATGGTCAAGCATTCAGCGTGGTGCAGCAAGTGCTGCTTCAACATTGGCTAACATGTTTATCAAGGGTGCTAATCAAGCGATCAAGGCAGTTAACTGGCTAATTAAGGCAATCAACAAGATTCCTGGCATTAATATAGATCAGATAAGTGAATTTGGTAATGTAAAGTTTAATTTTGGGGCTGATGCAACTGATAAATGGGTCAGCAGTCTTGAAAATGATCTTTCAAATAGACAGTCAAGCGGTGCTTCTACTGTTAAATTTGATAGAAAGTCATATAATCAGAAGACTGCAAATACAGTGGACTGGTCAGGTGCAAAAGGTAAGTACTTCAACATTGCTGATGCATATCAGACAGGTTACAACTGGGGTGCAAATGCACAAAGCAGTATCAGTAAGACTATTAATAGTGCGCTTAATCCTAAGACTGGTGCAACTAATGCATCAAAACTTGCACAAAATGCACATGATTCAAATCTTGCAACTAATGCATCAAAACTTGCACAAAATGCACATGATTCAAATCTTGCCAATAACAAGACTGCTAAGAA